TTTAGATAAAAGAGTTGGGGATTTTTCAGAATGGACAAGAATTTCTTGTCCAATATAGAAAAGTGGCAAAAAGTTTTGTCGATGCGTTTTTGAAAAAGTGGGTTGTGAGCATAATGCAGTCATTTCTGGTTTGCGGCCGTTTTGCGTCGCTGCATAAAAAAATCCGGAACTTGGACGGCTCGAATTCGGAACTAAAAAATTGGGCAAATATTTGGACACATTTTTAGTTCCGCTGCATTCATGCAGTCACGACCAAGAAAATAATGCCAAATTGCGCACTGCATTTTAGTTCCGCAGCATGTTATGCAGTCACTAAAAAACCACGTGAACGAAAAATGGCTGCATAATTTCCAAAAACAGACAAAATGGTCAATTTTGGACACGTTTTAGTTCCACCCGATGAATGCGGTCATTGCATATATAACCTATATGAAATGACTACTGGTAAAGACGCCGCTTCGCGGCGTCGATATTATAAAATCAATTAATCCAAAAATCCCCAAAAACGCCCATTTTCGATACTTCTATTTCTTCCAATCTTAGAAATGACTTTTTAGATAAAAGAGTTGGGGATTTTTCAGAATGGACAAGAAATTCTTGTCCAATATAGAAAAGTGGCAAAAAGTTTTGACAAGGCGTTTTCGAAAAAGTGGGTTGTGAGCATAATGCAGCCATTTCCGTTTTTTATCGGAAAATCGGCGCTGCATAAAAAAAACCGGAACTTGGACGGCTCGAATTCGGAACTAAAAAATTGTCCAAATATTTGCTCGATTTTTTAGTTCCGCTTCATAAATGCAGTCGCCGCCAAGAAAATAATGCCAAAATGCGCACTGCATTTTAGTTCCGCTGCATAAATGCAGCCACTAAAAATCCACCCGAACGAAAAACGACAGCATAAATTCGGAAACTCGAAATAAAAGCGCAATTTTGGACACGTTTTAGTTCCACCCGAATAATGCAGACGCGTATAACCCACACTTTCCCAAAATCCGCTCGTAATAATGTATTTTTCACAATATTACTTAAAAATAAAATAGTATTATAATATAAAATGGACAATACTATTTCGGCGAAATATAGTTGCGAATATTGCCAATATCAAACGGAGCGCAAGAGTCAATATACACGCCATTTATCGACAAACCGGCATAAAAGACAAATACCCCCCGCGTCGATATTACCGACCAATAAACGGATATATACATGCGGTTGTGGAAAGGACTACAAATACCGGACAGCCTTAGTAAACCACGAAAAAAGGTGCATCCATGTTGTTAATAAACAACAAGTGGAGGCAAAAGCCTTGTATGAATTGGTATTACAGTCGATTGCAAAAACAACCGAAGTCAAAGAAAAGGTGGACGAATTAGCGGCAAATGCGGCACTTACTAATAGTATGGTCGTGCATAACCATACGCAAAATACGGTTATACAAAACAATCCGACCAACAATTACATCAATTTCAACGTCTTTTTGAATGATTATTGCAAAGACGCAATGACCATCGGCGATTTCATGAAGACAATACAGCCCAGTATTGAAGATATTATGTATATGACACAACATGGAAACAAAGAGGGGATATATAACATACTCAAAAACGCACTGAGTGGACTCCAGATTACCGAGCGCCCACTTCATTGTACCGACGTGAAACGCCATTCTACTTATGTCAAAGAAGAGGACGGATGGATAGTGGACAAAGAGCAAGCGCATTTGAAACGCTTATGTGGCGAAACGGACCACGTATGCGTGAAAAAGGTAGTCGAAATTATCCGAGAAAACCCGAAATACCAAGAATGCGGCACAAAAGAATACGAGGAGGGAATTCGTATGATGATGGAAACAACGGGTGGTCGGTCGGGTACATCAGACACGCATATCACACTTGCAAAATCCATCGAAGAGTTGGTGTATGTCGACAAGGCGCAATTACAGATGTAATATTAACGACACCAATATGGATAATAGCCGGAGGCCAAAATAGCCGGATAAGGATTGTATAGGACAGCCGCATAGGGATTCACATTGGCAGCAGCGAATGCACCGGCGGCGGCCACTGCAGCCGAATAAGGATTGTATATGGCAGACACATACGGATTCGCGTAAGCTGCAGCAGCCGAATACGGATTATAATAATCCGCCGCAGCAATTGCGGTCGCGACAGAAGAATAATAATAAGGATTGTATATGCTCATATCGGGGCACAATATATATACCCATCACATATAAAAAACACCCAATATAATAACTAAAGCATAGACGGTCACAAACCAAACGCACCCTTTGTAATTATACATACACCGTGTAATTACAAAACCCCGAAATTCCAACACAAGTATTATATCATATACATTTATATTATGGCTATTATAGATATATATGATGTCGACCCGATATGCATGTAAATAAATGAATTCCAATAGTAAATAAAAATGTAATAATATATCAATATAATATGTCCAACAATTCACTGACAATCGCCTATTCGGCGACGGCAATTTCCATCTTAGGTAGATTCGTATTTATGTATTTATTGTATACGAAGAAATCGACGAATCTGTATTCGCTATTATTTTCGGTGATGAATATCGCATCGTCCTCACTGTGGATAGTATATAGTTTATTCGTATCGGATATGCCGTTATTGACGCGAGGTACGGCCGACCTAATATTGTTTACAATATCGACGGGATATATTATAAATAATCGGGCAAATACAAAGATAGAGCCGACAAACACAGTTAATACTATATGTGTTTGAATAAATTATAGTTCCATTATATGTTTAATTGTAAGGTGATATAGTTCCAGTGGAAGCAGTATTAGCAATGTATACATATAATGCATTTGTATTTATGTTACATTGTGCACTAGTACCCCCTACAGCGGCAGTACTAAATGAACCACCATAATTATTAGAATAATATACTAACCCTGTATTATTATCGGAAAATATTATATACTGTCCGGTTGAAGATATACTATTTGTAGTTACAGTCGGTCCAGACTTTCCAGACAATATGGTTGTCCACGTCGAACCATAATTACTTGAAAAATAGACAGCACGATTACTATATTGGGGTGGCGGTGGCCCTGGATTTGGTATATAAGATGTCAACATGTATTTACCGTTTTGACTAACAGAGCCTCCATATATAATGTTGTTAGTAGTGCTTACAAATTTGAAAATACCGGTCCATGTAGATGGTTGAGTATATGTTAAAACAGCAATATTATTATTATTGGCGGAGGCGGTAGTTCCACCATTTCCACCTTGACTTCCATTAAAATAAAAAATATTTCTTCCAGATATATCACATGCTATAGTACATGATGCTGCACTAGAAATGCTTCCACCAATAGACATTTGCGTCCATGTTGTATATGCGGGTGGTGTGTTAGACCCATTTAAATTAGAATAATATAGTGTATTATTTGCGCCATTCCAAGCTACTGCGACATTACTTGTATATGTTACACCTATACCTTTCATAGTAATATTTGTTGTAAACGATTGCCATCCAGGACTGCTAAAATAATAAATATAATTTGTGGTTGTTCCTGTAACTACTATGAAAAAAGTACTTGATGCCGATATGCATTGGGTATATACATTGCCCGCCGTAATAGTAGCAGGTATTGTCCACGTTGAGCCAAAATTATTCGAATATGCTATACCCCCTCCACCACCCTGACAACATATATATTTTCCAGTTGGGTCCATTGCCATATATGTGACACCATATGGTAAATTTGTTTGTGTAGTAGTACCTGGATTAATTTTCCCACTGAAAAACTGGCTTACAGGTTGAATAGTTGTAGTTGTTCCGGCATTTTTATAGTTGATTTTTGAACCAATTGTATTGATAAATAAAAGGGCCATCTATATTTATAAGTTTGTATAATTTTATAAAAAATAAACAGTATAAGGACAATTCACCAAAAATAACTAAGATTGATATGTATCTTAGATTTTTGTGTATAATAGCGAGTGCTACACATATAGTCCGGGGGTTTGTGCCGCATCATTTCGGAGCACCCTTCCATATATCCGCAAAAGAGAGGAATAAACCGATTGTATATGACTTGCCCAAAGAAGACGTCGATGTCATAAAAAACGTGAATGGGTTTTATGGATTAATCGGACCCGACGTGAATACATCCTCAGTCGAATCACTATATGAATTATTCACGGGGAATGGAAATATTCAGGGCGTTTTCTTAGACAATGGGCAAATCCAATATGTCAAACATATGGTGAGGACAGATAAAATCCTGTATGAAGAGACGAACGGGCAATTGCCCGTCAATGTCGAGGCGGTCCCCTTTTTCGAATGCATGAATAAGCTGGGTATATTTCCGAGCACGATGAATCTGGCAAATACGGCACTGATGTATATTAATCAGTCACTATATGCCCTATTCGAACGCGATTTACCCATTTTACTAAGATTGGATTTCGCAAATAAGACATTGGATACAGTAGGTGTACAGCAAATAAAGGGCATCGACCATTTTTCGGCGCATTCATTGTACGACCCTACAAAGAAAATCTTGGAAACGGTGGATTATAATGTCTTTAATAATCGGATAAAGTATGCCTGTTTGAATGAAACGTTTCATATTATCAATGAGACGACGGTCGAAACCACGTATTTGCCGGTAATACACGATTTTATCACACGGGACGAGACGGTAGTGTTCATGGATTCGCCACTGGTCGTAAAACTCCGGCGGCTTTTTCACGGCAAAATGCCGGTTATTTTCAATCCCACCTTGCCGACGTATTTGTATGTATTGAACAAGACGGATATGACGCATCGCCGATACAAGACGAACCGGGGAATGTATATTTTCCATTATGCGGATATGACGGAGACCGATGAGGATATTTTTATATATGGGTCAATATATCGCGACCTCGACATGGCCTGTCTCAATATCAAGGGATGCTACAGTCTCATCCACATCGATAAAGTATCGGGAAAGGTAGAAACATTTACAACCCCCCAACTCGAAAAGGCCAATCTGGATTTCCCGATTCGATGGGGGGACGACAAAGTGATATTGCGTAATGCATATAATCGGGGTGCAAACCAGTTTGTGATATGTCGAAAGCTGGACGTTCTAAGAACGATTGATTTGAAGAATCGGAATATATGTGGTGAGCCCGCCCTGGTCCAATCTAGAGGACGCGATTATCTGATATTCTTTGTATATGATGCAGAATACAATGGGTATTTGACACTGGTGGATTTATTGGCCGACGAAAAAAGGATAGAAATCGCACTGAATACTAAGATGGGTATTGGATTTCACTCTATCTTTGTACCCCGGCCAAATAACAGTTACAATAAATAGTATTGTAAAGGGTGAATACAACGTTTTTCGCGTATAAATATATATAGTATAATATATAATGCCCAAAAGGTGCGAATATACAGAGAGCGAGAGTTCATGTAGCAGTCGAAGCTGTCGAAGTCGTCCGGAGTATGTATGTAAATCGTGCAGACGCTGTGAACAGACCAAACATCATTCGAAATGCGGGTGTGAGAGATACTATGTTGACAAGCCAAAGTACGAAAATGCAGAGTGTGGCAAAGGGAAAGTAATATTGATTACAATCAATTAACCGTGAATGTAAATTGTATTACATAAACTGGCTGCGTTTATCTAGCAAAATAAATATCTTGGTAAAATGAAAAATGATTTTGTATAATATAGAAAATCATCTATGCCCAAACCGCAATATGACGAGGAATCGGATGGCGTCGGACGCTATAAAAAGTCGTGTTTTCGGGAAAATGACTCCGAATACAGACACAACGTATCGAAATGCAGCCGGAAAGGGTGCAATCACAACGACTCAAAATGTAGCCGTAGACGACCAATAAAGGGGTGTGAATCCAAATGTATTGCAAAAGAGGGGAAACGGGGTCGCGACGGTAAAGATGGACGCGATGGAGAGAATGGCAAAGACGGAAAGAATGGTGAGGATGGACGGGACGGTCGGGATGGAAAGGACGGCAAAGATGGGAAAGATGGGGAAGACGGTCGGGACGGGGAGGATGGACGCGATGGCCGGAATGGCAAAGATGGCAAAGACGGATGTGACGGGGAGGATGGAAAAGATGGCAAAGATGGATGTGACGGGCAAGATGGGGAAGATGGACGCGATGGCCGAAATGGGAAAGACGGAGAGGATGGAAAAAATGGCAAAGACGGCAAAGACGGCAGAGATGGAGAAGACGGAGAGGATGGCAAAGATGGTCGAGACGGAGAGGATGGCAAAGATGGTCGGGACGGAGAGGATGGTGAGAATGGAAAGGATGGAGAGAATGGAAAAAATGGCAAAGACGGAGAGAATGGAAAAAATGGCAAAGATGGAGAGGATGGAAAGGATGGCGAGAATGGAAAGGATGGTAGAGACGGAGAGGATGGCGAGAACGGAAAGGATGGCAAAGACGGCAGAGACGGAGAGGATGGCGAGAATGGAAAGGATGGCCGAAATGGCGAGAATGGAAAAGACGGTAAAGATGGAAAAAATGGCGAGAATGGAAAGGACGGACCAACTGGCCCAATGGGTAAAGTAGGTGTAACTGGACCAGTTGGAGAAGGAGGTGTAACTGGTGCAACCGGTGCAACCGGCGCAACTGGACCAATTGGTAAAAAAGGCGACCCAGGAACAAATGGTTTGGCCGGACAAGCAGGTGCAACCGGTGCAACAGGACAGAATGGTCAAAAAGGTGACTCAGGAACAAATGGTTCAACCGGACCCATTGGACCAACGGGTCCGGCATCGGTATGTGACTGCAGTTGCGTTGAATTCGTCAATACGTTCTATAGTGGGGGGCTAAGTGGCACACAAGGAGTCAAATTAATATACAACATCCCCAACCAATGCAATTTTATTGTATATGGATTCGACTTGGCCAACCTACCAAGTAATTTGTATGTGAAATCGGGAGAGACTCCATCTCACGAAAACGGAATCGGATTTGCATCCAACACGCCGGAACATGAAATAGATGTTCTGCACTATGCCCAAATCGATTTGGGCGACTTTAATCGCGTAAAGAGTATCAAATGCCCCGACCCCAAGATAAAAATAGGCAGTATTCAAGTGGGAGATGGATTCAAAATACTAGGGTCCAATATACTAGGTGTAATTGGATTACCAATATATAGTTATACAAATACGTTTGACAATGCGGATGTACATACGTCAAAGGAAATTGTGATTCCTTCTTATAATACGACGGATTTTTCTAATACAGGTGATTTGTATTTGTATGGCGCAATACCATATAGGTATATATCAATTACTGCCTCTGCAGGAAACGTGACATTAAATACATTGACGTTTGATTTATGTAGTTGTTGAAAAGTGTAATTTATAATTACAATACTAATCTACATTTTGTTACGATATATGCTTTAGAAGAATAATATTTTTCTTATTATTTTAAATGTAAAATAATAATATATAAATGAGTAACCGTCCTGGTTCGCCACATGCGGATGTTTCCAATAACAGTGTAGATGTATCATCGAACCCAATACGCTATACCGATTTACCAAGTAATACCTATTTTTTTGCGTATGATGCGTCGACCAATAATATAGATGCCTCATTTGTGCCATTCAAGATTACCGATGTCAGTTCATCCTATGTGGTGGATGGCACAGGATATGAGATTACGGATACGACGGGTTATACGGTGGATGGTTCGTATGTGATAAACACGACATTTGTTACGACCGACCCATCCAGTAATATTCAAATAACGGAAAATTTGACTGAAGTATTCAGTACTTATGATGACGAAGATATAAGTGGGTCGCAGGTGTCTCTCTTGATGAATCAAATAAAACAATATGCGGGTGAAATAAAATGCTCCGACTTTCATGGAAAGGGGACAATTGATGATTATACCCAATTATTTCAAGCGGCGAGTCAGATTGCCAATGAGGCGAAACAGATGGAGCTGAATGTGGATGTCGAGGGATTCAACGAATTTGCTACGGCGGCGGACGAATTGAGCAATTTATTCAATGGGTTTATAATCAAACTGCAAAATGTGAATATAATAACCGATGTCACATTTTTAACGTCGATTGTCAATGCATTATCTAAGATTGTGAATTTATCGTCTATATTCAAACGGTTCAAAGAAGTGGTATTTGCGACGTCCCAGGTCGAAATTCCCAAATCGACACATGATGCAGCGGTGATTATTCGGGGCGTCATGGAAGAAATCAATTGTGCAGTGCAACATATACAGTATTTTGTTGACCCAACTGACATTTCTCTGAATGACGCACAGTTGAGTTTGGATGAAAAGGCGAAGATTGCCAAATCAGTGGATACGATTAATAATTGGAATGTATTGTGTGAAAATGGAGTGAGTATAGCAATGGCAAATGACGCGGACATACAATATATTCAAGAGGCGAATAACACATTAAAGCATCAAACTTCGGCACTCAATACGGCGACATCGAATTTGAAAGCGAAGTTGGCAACATTTAACTTGAAACCTTAAAAGGTGCGTGCCTAACCTTAAAAGGTGCGTTCCTAACCGTAAATTGCGCGCATTTCGCTATAAGTCATTCGCCGTCCCGTTTTCTTGATGAATTCTTCCTCACCTTGCGTCATAACCTTGGACAAAGAATCAATTGTGAGGGCGTTTGTCGCTTTCAATTCGCGTACCTTAACCTCGCCCTCTTTTTCTAGTTGTTTGATTACTTCGACTACGGTATTGACAGAAGAATTGGTGCGTTCCATTTTATAAGTATATTACAAATAATACATTTATATGGATTATGCAAAAATAAAATCACGATATAATATATAAAATGAGCCCCAAGTTTCAAACCTTTGTCGGAATTATGATTTTCTATATTTTGCTGTCTTATGTGATTTTTCCAACTGCGTTTTATTATTTAGTCGAAAAATCGCTGACTAGTGCCGGAAATGGCTTCGTCGTAGGAAGCGTCATTTCAGTTGCACTTTGGTATGGATATGGTCGAAAACTGATATAATTTATTTTGTATAATGTATCACACAAAATAAATAGTTGTTATTGATGTTCCGATTGTACATTGAGATTAGCGATAAACGCATACAACTTTAACATAGTTTTCTCATGTTGACGAACTTCACGTTTATCCATTTGATTTCCCGAGCGGTCACGCAGATATATTTCTCTATAATATCGAAACGCATTAATAATCATGTGTTTGACCGGTACGTTTTCATACTGCAATGCGTCCTCGACAAAATTCCCGCGACGGTGGAGCTCATCTGTAAAATACATCCAATCGATGCTATTATTCACCGTACCGTACAATTTATACCAGCTGCCACGTTGTTGGAACGTAGAGACCAAATCAAATACCATACAGGCATATTTATACAAAAGATTAAACGTATTCCTTGTGACGGGTAATCGGTTGAGTTTTTCGGAGTAATATTTATAGGGGTATTTTTCATGCAAGATGGCGAGCCGAATGCGATGGGGGAGATAGGCGAAAATGCGGACTTGGACTTCGTCGGGTAATTCCTTCAATTTCTTGATTTCGATTAATTCTTCTTCGGATTCAATGACATTATCTTCGTCCGATTCATCGTCGGAATCGAGTAATGCATCGTATCTATTGCGGGACATTGTACAGGCTACTAATGTGTTATACACGTATAATGTTTATATTAATTCATATGTATATTACATCCTGCCCCCATTCAAGATACATTTAGAAATATCATAGATTATATGGAAATAAAGTATAAATCTTAGTTTTCGTTAGTATTATCATTTATATAAATAGTTATTTGTATATGAGCTATAAAATTATTGTGGCAAGATATAATGAATCACTAGATTGGGTAAATTATATGAACAAAAGTAATATCGTCATTTACAACAAAGGCAATAATAATATTGAAAATGCGATAAAAAGACCGAATATAGGAAGAGAGGTTGAAAGTTTTTTTCATTACATTGTGAATAATTATTATGATTTACCCGATTATGTGTTGTTTGTGCAAGGAAACCCATTTGACCACATGAAAAATATAAGCCCTACTAATTTTCAAGAAAATATTGATAATTTGATAAATAGTGGCGTAAATGATATTATGGGTCTGTTTACATCAAAAATGAGTGAAAAACATTATACTTACCCGTCGATTAAATCAAAGGAATATTATTCTTTATTCTTCGAAGGAGATGTGCCAGATAATAGTATATTTGCACCGGGTTGTCAATACATAATACCAAAAGAAAATATATTAAATCGACCTATACAATTCTATATGAGGATTCATTCCATGACACTGAATACAAAAATAATGACTATTACCGAAAGCTGTTATGGAAAGCATACGTTTGATGTCAATTCGATTGATGGATGGTGTCTCGAAAGATTAATTTTGTTTTGTTTCATTAAAGAATTGCAAATTTCGAGTATAATGAAACAGAAACGGTATTTAATAACGGGTGGTGCGGGATTTATAGGTAGTACATTAGTAAATAAATTGTCACTTGATAATAGCATAGTAGTTTTAGATAATCTATTTACGGGTGATATTAATTATATTAAACCGAATGATAATATTCATTTTATAGAGGGAAATATATTAGATAATGATAAATTGCATTTGACAGGATATATAGATGGCATATACCATTTTGCGGCCATGAGCAAAGTATTTCCTTCGTTGGAAAACAAGGACATGATAAATTTTTGCGTAGAGCAAAATGTGATGGGCACCATAAATGTTTTGAAATATGCGACGTCATTCAACAGACCAATTAAAGTAATATATAGCGCGTCATCTACATATTA